TTCTGAACCAGATTCAGAGAGTAACATTGATCTGGTAACTGAATACTTCAAGAAAGGATGGACACAGGTTGGAAACTTGTGGATTAAAGGAAGCCAGAGATACCTTGCACAACAGTTAGGTGTTGAGGGTTCCTTGAAGGGCAGGGCAGCAGGAGGTAACGGATGGATTAAGGATGCCTTCGATGCCTACCAGTGGGGAACCAAAGAAGATTGGGAACCCATGCTTGCTGGTAATGGCCTGGAGGATGATGATGTCTTTCCAGAAGTTGACAACAAGAAAGGTACTGTAAGGATGGTTGCCAGGAATAAAGCATTCAGGGCAAACCTGTATCTTACTAAACCTATTCCACTATCAGAAATTAGAAAGTTCATGGCTAAGAAGAAAGAACATGATCAGAAGATCGCTGCCGAACGTCACGAACAGGCAGAGGCTGAGTACAGAAAACAGATGACTGAGATGGGATTAGGTCAATATATGTAGTCTAACACCGTTAGACAAAGGAGGATTATGATAGACAAAATCATGAACTCTATTGGTGAGTTCTTAGGACAAGGTGCCAGTCAAGATAGTATCCGTCAGCGCATCTTAGATAACTTAGGACCGGCAGAAACTCCTGTACCAGAACCAGTGGTGCAGGAGGAACCTGCTCCTGTTAAACAACCTATGGTGCCAGACATGCCTAACGTGACTGCACCTGATGTTATGGATGACATGCGAATCCATGAGGAAGAAATTGATGAAACACTTTCAGACTTTGAGCCTGTCGATGTCCGTGGTCAGTGGGAGATTAAGGCTGCTGATGAACGTAAGCGCCTTGACAACGATCCTGATGCTGCTATCGAACGGCTCACTACGAACAGAGGTGGACTGACCAGGAACAAAGGTCAAGCCAATACCATGTATATGGATATGTTAAAGAAGGCAGAGAATCCAGACATGAAAGGTCTAACTACTGTCAACGGTGAAAAGAGATTCATGATGATCAAGTCACCGAAAGAGAAGAAAGAGGATGGACAATCCGAGTATGAGATCGGATATGGGATCAAAGTCCTGGATGACTGGCTATCTGATGATCCAAAGAAGTGGCTTAAGATCAATGACATCCCTGTTAATGTGAAGGAAGGACTGACACAAGAACAAGTTGATACCTTACTGCAAGAACGTATAGGTAAAGACAGGGCTGTTACAAGCTCTCAACTAAATCATTGGGATAACATGACAGAAGAAGAGAAGATAGGGTGGCAGGATCTGACCTATAACGGTGGCATCGGTTTGCTTAAATCAAGCAGCCAAGCTAAGACCGCTGCCAACAAAGGATATACCATGGAAGGTCTTGTTAAGCTTACTCACTTCACCAGGGCTGGAAGCCAGAGATATCGTGGACTTCTCAAACGAAGGATAAATAACTACAACCAAGCTGCCTTATCAGTGACTGGTGCGCCGGTGATTGAGAAGTACGAGTTTGGACCGAAGGGAATACGAATCAAATTCAGTTCCAAGCTTATGGGTCCGAAGTTCAGCAAAGGTTTTAAGGATAAGGTTAATGCTGCTGATGGATGGTACAATGTACCTGGATCAGTAAAGGAGGGAAAGGATAAACTCTACAGCATGAATGATGATTACCAATTTGAAGCATAAGGAGATATATGGGAGATTACTATGAAAACATAGGGCTGGCCGATCAGCCTATAACTAACTATGAACGCTTCCAGGCTAAGAAAGCTGCCGAAGAAGCCACGGGGCCAGATGCAGTATTGAAGGGGTTAGAAGCTTCAGCATCTTCCGCAATGACTCCATTTGCAGCTAAAAGAGCTTGGGATCGCAGGTCTTCTCAGTTTGAAGATGACCCGACATGGGAGATTACTGATGACCTGCGTTCTGATCTAATGCACGAATACAACAAACATGAAATGGAAGAACTTGAGAAGTCAGGATCTGAGTCAGAGTTTCTGGCAAGGAAGAGATACATTCAAGAAGACAGAGATAGGTTATATGCAAAGTCTGCTCTTGGCTTGAAAGGTATCGTTGCTGACGTTGCTTTCTCATTGCTTGACCCTACTGCATGGGTTCTCGGCGCTGGCACTGGTATGCTGGGTGTGGGTGCCAAAGCTACCGGGCTTGCTAAAGCTGCCCAGGTTGCTACTATGGCAGGTATGGAGAACGCATTCCTTGAAGGTATATTAGCTCAAGGAGATACACAGCATGAAGCTATTGACACTGTCATTGCCTTTGGTGGTGGTGCTACAATCGGTGCTGCAATGTCTCCTTTTGTAAGAACAAGAGGTGGAAGAAGGGTTGACTTAGCTGATGAAGCTGATGACGCCTTCCGGCGGGATGCTGAGAACTTTGTAGCAGATGAGGTCTTGAAGAACTCACCAAGACCTCAGACAGACATTGACACTTATAAAGTTCAACGGCATATAAACACCAGAGATATTGAGCTTAACAGAGCTTATAAAGCTGGTGAAGCGTGGGATAATGCAAGGTTTGGGGAAGCTAAAAGACGTATCAAGCAGATTGACAAAGAGCTTGAGATAGAAAGTCTTAGGGAGGAATCCCCGGCTTTACATAGGGAAAGGGTTCGTGAAGAACAACGGTCTTTTATCAAGAAAGCTGAACCAGAGAGACAGAAGATAAAGGAGCAATACCGTGAAGGGATCGCTAAGCAACAAGAGAAGATCATCAAGATCGAAAAGAAGCTTGCTCAGAAGGACACACCCAAACAGCAAGCGAAGTTGTGGAAAGAAGAACTAAGACTTAGAGAGATACAAGCAGAAATGACAGGAAAGATCAGCCGCCTTGAATCAAAGCTAAAAGCCAGAATACACAAAGCTGAATACAAGTTCCGCAAAGCTACCAACCAGACAGCAAAGAGGGCAGTTGATTTACGTAATACTTTACTGAGGGAAAGATTACAATTGAACCATGGTATGGACCTTGCTATTAAGTCCAGAAAGGCAGGTAAAGAACTCCAAGCCTGGAACAATATGACTTATGGTCAGAAGATCCAGAGTATTTTTGGTGAAGATCTGCCAACTATCAGTAGTAAGATGCAAGAGCAAGCCAAAGGGAGAGTTGACTTGAACTCTGATGCAAAAGTTAAGGTAGATGAAACAGTTGGTGTAGATGATGAAGGGATTATAACCGATACCAAAACTGCTCCGCTTGGATCAGCAGGTGCCGCAGCAGCGGGGTTCCGTCCCTTACATCGTCTATACAATTTAGCTGACCCTGTCAAGCAGTCTATTCAAAGGTTTGCATTTGATGGAGGAAAAGTACCTAAAGCCCTTGAAGGTTGGTCTTTGTTTCCTAAGTTTACCAAGTGGGCACATTCACCATTTACCAGACTATCCAAGTCTGATAATCTTACAATCCGTGGTTTGAACTACCACTTGCTCTCTGCTGGTCAGGGTGGACCTGCTAACCCTACAGGCGCTGCTGCTGTATGGTCAGATATTTATGGTAAGCAGTTCCGGTCTGCTGTTCGTAATAGGATCGCAGAAGGTATGGATATTTATCGGAAAGCCAATAACATTGGCAGAATGCAGATGATGTTCAAACCAGAAGTAACGCACCAGTTCTATAAAGATGTGATCATGGAAGTTAAGTATCCTGGTTCGATAGCTGATGATGGAGTCAAGCTTGCTGCCGAGGGTTGTCGTGACCTATTTGAAGTTGCGGGTAAGAGCATGAAGACCAGAGGTGTCAAAGGCTTTGAGAATTTGGACCTTGATAGGAACTACTTCTCAACTATTGTGGATGAAACCAGAATAGCGACTGCTTGCCGGGAGCATGGGATTGATAAGGTTGAAGCCTTGTTATCTGATGCCTACCAACGCGGTGAGTTTGAGCTACCAAAGCAGACTGCCGACTATGTAGCCAGAGGATATGTAGCCAGAGCTTTGGACCATACTTTGAAGATGACTGAGTTCCCTACTAAGGTTCGGAACGTGGATATTGATAGGATGGTCAAAGGCTTGAAAGATGCAAATGTTCCAGACGATGTTATCGAATCTTTCATATCCGAAGCTGCTGAGAGCAATCTTGTTCAAGGTATGTCCAATAGGGCAAAGAAGTCACTTAGACCTGACTTGCAAACTGAGTTGAACGGGTTAAAGATGATTGATATGATTGAATCTGATGTGCCGAAGTTGCTTGAATCCTACACCAGAGAAGCTGCTGGAAGTTCTGCCATGGCAAGGCTTGGATTCAAAACAAGAAGAGAAGCTAAAGAGTTCCTAATGGAAGTTAAGAAGGACTCTTACAACCAAGGTTTCAATAAAGCAGACATTGACCAGGAAGTGCAGATTCTTTCTGACTGCATCGACATGATCTACGGTCGGTCCATTGAGAAAGATCCAGGTTCTACTTTCATTAGAAACATGAGCCGTGTCAGAGACTTTACAGCACTTATGCGACTCCAAACAATGGGGTTGTCTACTATACCTGAGATTGCCAGAGTAACCGGCAAGAGAGGGTTAGGCACAGTCATGGATGCAATACCTGATGTTGGTATCTTTGGAACCAGAGGAATACGGGCTGGAAAGAAATGGTCCGGTGAATTAACAAATCCTAAACTGAGAGAACTTGAAGATATGTTTTATATTACAGGTGAAGATCATATCCTGTATCCAGGTTATCTTAGAATAGATAACATAGAAGAATCTGCAGTATATAAAAGCTTAGGCTCTTATGTGGATAATTGCCTTGCAAGAGGCAGGAGGGTGCAAGAGGTTATATCAGCCTTCCGCATTATGCAGGGTTCAGGTGAACGTCTTAGTTTGAATGCCCTTGCTAATAAAATGAAGCGATGGGCAGATGATGAAATAGAACTTGGCAAGTTCCTAAATAACTCCGACATTAATGATGCTGGATGGCATGACGGGTTTCTTGACCAAGTCAAAGAGTGGATGCAAGCCAACCCAAGAACAGAGATGCACGAAGGCAGAGAGATCAGATTATTTAATGCTGGTAAGATGCCTTTGGAGATGCGTGAGCGATTAGTGCTTGGGTTACACCAGTTGACAATGAGAGATATGCAACGGCCAATGATAGGAGAGATGCCTACTTGGATGAACAAGTGGTTCGGAAGTACCTTGACACAGTTCAGAAACTTCTCCTTACTTTCCTTGAATAAGCAGTTGATACATGATATCCGACATGATCAGATGGCTGGTGCATTAATTGCTATGCACTCTATATTCCTTTCTTATGTCGCCTATGGGCTTAAAGCTTGGCACAATGGAGTAGGGAGGAAAGATCAAGATGCTTACTTCAAGCAAGCATTTGGACCAACTGGTTTGGCATTTGGTATGCTGAACAACATGGGCCAACTTGCCTCTCTTGGCCTTGCTGGAGATGTGCTGGCTACTCTCGGAGCTTTACCAAGCGATTGGATGGCTGCACCTGGAAAGAGGGGATTCAGATCAATGACTCCAAGCTCTATACCTATTGTTGGTATGGGGTCTGATATGCTTAATATTGGGAAGGATGCAGTTGATACAGTTAAGTGGGATGCTGATCCAAGTAAGACATTTAGGGATTTACAAAAAGTTGTACCATTTGGCAAAGCAGCAGGTATACACCAAGCTCTTAACGCTATATCTGGTGCATTAGAATAATAATTAGAAAGGAGGATTATGTCTTTAACTTTTAGTCAAACGCAAGGAAATGGTGTTAATGTAAATTACCCAATTGTTGTACAAGGTGGTTATTTTACAGATGAAGATATCTTAGTTGAGTTTGTTAATGTTGAAACTAAGATAGTTTCAGAAGTACCTGATACTATGTATATAATTTCAAACGGAAGCGTTATCTTCAATGAAGCACCTTCAAGTGATGTTTATGTAAGAATTAGAAGGGAAGTAACGTTAGAAGATACTTATTCAGACTTCACTTCTGGTAACTCTTTTGGTGAAGATAATATGAACAGATCTTTTCTACAGGCCCTTTATCAGACTCAGCAACTTGCTGATGGATTTAAGCAGGACGATTACTACGAGAAAGATAATCTTAATCTCGGAGATAACAGGATAACAAATCTACAAGATGGTGTAGATGAACAAGATGCTGTTACTATGAGTCAGTTAGCTTTAGTTGATCCAACAGTTTTAGATGGTGTTGTATTTACCTCTACACAAGAGACAGAGTTACAAGAAGCTTATGATCATATAACAGAAGATGGAACCAGTCACTCAGCCGTATCTTCCCATCTTGCTGATACTGATAACCCTCATAATGTGAGTGCAGACGATGTGAATTGTCTGTCTAAGACAAACACAACTCCATACGTTCCTACGCTTGGGTATCATCCTGCAACAAGAGCATACGTCATTGATTATGTCACGTCTGCTATTGAAGGAGTAGATGTAAATGCGGATGATTTCCTAAGTAAGACCAATGAAACACCATATACACCTACAACTGACTATCACCCATCTACTAAAAAATATGTTGATGATACTGTTGCAGAAGCAAGCTTAGATGTTATTGGTGAAGCCTTATCTACATACAATGGAAGTATCCTTGATGCTATAACAGCAATAGGTGTAACGGAAACTGTATTAATAATAGACCAAACACCTGATGCGCTTGTTGCATATACCGAAGTGCCAACTAATATAACAATAGACTGGAAGCCTGGGTTTGTTTTATCAGGTTCTTATGATTTTGTGGTTAAAGGAAATCTTATTGCTGGTTATTATAAGTTGTTTAATAGTACAGTCACTGCTACATTTAATGGAACGGGATCAGTCTATCCTGAGTGGTTTGGTGCTATAGGCAATCAGATAACTGATGACCATGATGCAATTCAATCTGCTTTTTACTCAGAAGCTGGAATGGTAGTAGGAAGACCTGGGGCTAAATATCTAAGTGGAGGGCAGTTGTTAATTCCGTCTAATTTTATATGGAATGGAAACGGAGCTACTCTTGTTCGTGGATACCAAGGTTCTGGAGTTACAAATGAATTTATAACAAACACTGCAGGTCGTACAACTTATGATAACCATGATATAACTCTTATAAATTTAAAAATAAGACAAAACTCTACAAGTGATGCAGGCAATATTCTACAACTTATTGGTGCAGATAGAGTAACTATATATGGTTTAAACATTGTAACAATAGCAGAGTTTTCTGGTATTGGTGGTTGGGCTTGTTACTTATCAGGGGAAGATATAGTCTTAGATAATATATACATAGATGCAAGATCACACTACACCTGGGGTGATGGAGTGCATCTTTCTTATGTTAAGAATTTCTCTATGCAAAATTTTGTTATACATGGTGGAGATGATGCCATCTCTTTATTCTATCAATCTGCTTCTTGGGCTACAGCAGGAGCGAATCTAACAAGCGAAAACATAAACATTGGGAATGGTGTAGTATCTTCTCAGATGGCTAATGGAATAACTTTAGGTGCCGCTGCTGTTATAGACCCTGGTGGTGAGGATGCAGGAAATAATTGTTATTTTAAGAATGTTCTTTTCCATGATATCAATATTAATGGAGTTGGCGATGGTTCTTATTCAATAACCATACGAGACAGAAGAGCTGTAGGGGCTATGACAGGTAAGCATGATAACATAAGATATTCAAATATAGTTATCTCTGAAACTACTAAGAACTCTGTTATCTACTTAGCAGGGAATGATGATATAGATGATGTTGGAAATATAGGTAATGGTAATTTTGGATCAGTTACTTTTGATTGTATAAAATATAACCACACAGGTAGTGGATCAGATGTTTATATGTATGGTGTAGATAAGCTAAGCTTTAATAACTGCAGTGCTATTAGAAGTAATGCTTCACCAACAGGTAGCCAATTTCAACTACAAAAGATAGAAGAGCTTATATTTAATAATTGTGACATAAGTATAAATACTTTAAGCACTATTGGCCTACAGTTGAAACACATAGATAAGACAACTATAAACTCTTGTGACTTAGTAGGAACAGCATCATTATATGCCGCCATACAAGTATCTGTTGATGCTAACTTAACTCCTGATTTTTATATGTCAGGTGGAAGTATCAGAACTGCTTCAAGGTCAATACATACTGAGGGTACAGGAAGTTATGGTGATTTCATAATCAAGAGTGTAGATATTGATGATACATCCATTACCCTTACTGAACCCTCTGGAACAAGAGTTAAAATCGGAGAGGATATCCCTACTATTGTAGCAGGGCCGGAATTTTCAGCAGACCATGACACTTACGGAGGTATAATAGGTGCTGGGGGTTATGCCAGTTTATATGGTGGACTTAAATGGACTGAGAACTTTGACATCAATGGTAATTTTTATGATGGTAAGTTCACGGCACCTGCTGATGGTATTTATGAGTTTAATGGACTTATGAGCTTTACAGGTCTTGATACCTCAGTTACCCTTGTGGTAGTTTATTTAGTACAAGAATATGCAGCAGGTGGGTCTAAGAATCACACGCTTGCATACACTAAAGGAGGCAACATTGTTCATTATGGTAACTTGAGTATGCCTTATGGTAAGATGATTCAAATGAGTGAAGATGATGAAGTTTATCTTTATGTTTATGCCGACGGGATGTCAGATAATCTTGGTGGGATCTATGAAACAACTACCTTTGAAGGAAAACGTCTATCTTAATTAAGGGACCAGTTACGATATAAACTTAATAAGGGAGGTGGTTACATGAAAATAACATCATTAGTTACTATCATTACAACTATCCTCCCTATACTTGCAGTCTTAGTTGTTCTATGGTCTGACGTACAAACTATTAAGAAGACTAAACTTGAGTATAGGGAGCTTGCTGATTTCCGTACTGAAGTTACAGGAAAATTATCATGTATTGATCAATCAATCAAGGGCTTAGACGAGTCCGTGAACAGGCTGCTTGATGAAAGGAGATTAGCTTATGAGCAAGCGATTAGCAGCAACTGAGGAAGAGATAGGTGAACTGCACAAATTAATCACGACCTGCCACAACATGAAGCTCGACGCTATCTTGAAGATGGCAAAGAAGTTCCAGGAGATGGGAGCTTTAGAAGCTGTGTCAGAAATTATTAACTCTCGTGATCTCGGAGCTATCCAGAAGTGGGTAGAGTACAATGGTGTATCAGCTATTGCTGCATCCGAGAGTGGAGAAACTGAGCTTGGCAAGAAGCTACGGCTTATTAAAGAAGCTCAGAAGGGTAAGGTAGTACCCTTTAAAGAAACAGGAACGGACGACTGATGTTGAATATTCACATCTTCTTAGGTTCTGTACTTGGCATAGGATGGATGATTATGTGCTGGTCCTTTGTATATTATAGGTACTTTACCTAATGGCAAGAGTAATGGCCGAAGACAAACAACTTGAGATGTGGCAAGCTTTGAAAGAAGTTCAGGAGACCTTTCCATGTAATGTGGAGGGTTTCCTACTTTTTTCTCAAGTATGTATCAGCAGTTTGATACCTGGTTCCCCTAACCTTAACAGGGTCCAGGCTGATATCTGCAAATGGTTGTTTGCAGGACCACAGTTCCGCATGGTACAAGCACAGAGAGGACAGGCTAAAACTACCTTAACAGCCATCTACGCTGTGTTCATGCTAATACATAATCCGAAGTTAATTATCCTAATTGTATCTGCTGGTGGTAAGATGTCTAAAGACATTGCCAGCTTTGTAATCCAGATCATTGAAGGTTTGGATATCTTATGGATGCTTCGAGCAGACAAGAACAATGGAGACAGAAGTTCTATTGAAGGGTATGACTGTCATTGGGTTCTCAAAGGAGTTAATAAGTCACCGAGTATTAAGTGTTTAGGCGTTGACAGTAACATCCAAGGTTCCCGTGCTGACATCCTGATTGCTGACGATATTGAATCAACAAAGAACTCAAGGACAGTTACTACAAGAGAGATACTTGAAGACCTTACCAAAGAGTTCGAGTCTGTCTGTTCCAAGGGAGAGATTATCTATCTTGGTACTCCACAGACAACTGAGTCCATCTATAACAATCTACCAGGTCGTGGCTATGCCATTCGTATCTGGACTGGACGTTATCCAACGTATGAGCAAGAGGCTAATTATGGTGACATGCTTGCACCTATGCTTATTAAGGACATGCTACTTAACCCTGACTTAAGATCAGGGTACGGCCTTGACGGATTGCAAGGTAAGCCAACTTGCCCTGAGATGTTTGATGAAGAAGTGCTTATGGGCAAAGAGCTAAGCATGGGTGCAGCTAAGTTCCAGTTACAGTTCATGCTGAACACTAAGCTAACTGACGAAGAGCGATACCCCTTAAAACTCCGAAATTTGATCATACACGACTATTCGATTGATCACGGACCGGTACTACCCGTCTGGACAAATCAGCTCGGAAATCTATACCAGAGCGCTTCAGTGAACGGGAAATACAAACTGTACAGATCATTACAGCACGAGTACGAGTTAAGGCCGTTTGAGCAGCGAGTGATGTATATTGACCCAGCAGGCGGTGGAAAGAACGGTGATGAAATGGCATATGCTGTAATCGCTTTAATAGGGGCATACGTGTACGTTCTACGTATAGGGGGAGTACCAGGTGGCTTTGAAGAGGAATCGCTGTTAAAACTGGTCAGAATCGCACGAGAGACGAAAACAAAGACAGTTCTTATTGAACGAAACTTTGGTAATGGCGCTCATGCCAATATGCTGAAACCACTGTTCACCAGGGAAGACTGGCCGGTGAATATGGAGGAGGTATGGGAATCAGGGCAGAAAGAGCTTAGGATCATAGACACCTTGGAGCCTCTACTTACTTCTCACAGGCTTATTATCTCACCAGAGGTCATAGAGGACGATTACGCTTCAATACAGAGGTATCCAGCGGAAACGAGGGGTACGTATCGCCTATTACACCAAATGGCCTTAATAACGAGAGATAGGGGCTGTCTAAGGCATGATGACAGATTGGATGCTCTTGCATCTGCTGTCCGGTATGTAGTTGAAAGATTGGACTTCGATACTCAAGTTATCATTGAAGCAAGGAGACGTAAGGAACAGATCCAAGGAATCAACGCCTGGAAAGATCCTGTGTCCCGTAGAAACTGGATGACTGAGGTTTGCATAGTCTCTGGAACTAACAGGAACCGCCGAAACAAGTTCGGTTCGATGCGTAGGAAATCTCGCTTCTAACTTGCTGAATTTTAAAGTGGATTATTTAGGAACCAGTTAAGAAGAAGTAGAGAAGAAAGAATAAGAAAGAATAAGAAATTAACAGTAGTTTAAGAGAGTATAGAGAGTATAGAGAGTATAGAGAGATAAGAGAGTTAAGTACACCTTAGCAAGTTCTAAGAGATCCTTAGTAGCTACAGGTGAGACTACTACTTGTCTCCTGTTCTCTTTAAAGAGATACTAATCAACACTAACAAGAAGGAGGTATAACATGGCCTATTCAACAACTATTGGTGATGCTCAACCCACCGCTAAAGTAGTAGCAGCTGCTGCTCTTCCCATCTCTGTAGTAACTCAGGCAGAGATTGAGGATGTCGATGCAGATGTCAATGATGCTCAGGTATCAGGTAAGAAACTTGGTGCTTGCTATATCATGACTCTGACTTCCGGTGGCAATCCCATCCTGGTTATCGCAACTGGCGCTGCCGCTGACGATGATTGGTTGGCTCAGGGAACCACTCCGGTTGCTTATTCACCGGTATAGGTAGCTTAATGAACGCATGGTAGGAGTCCGCAGAAAGTGCTTGCTAAAGGCTCCTACTTGCACTTAAAGGATTAGGAGGAAGAATGATTAAACATAGCCTTAAACAGGCAATTAAGATGTATGTCAGAGGACAGCTACACGATCTTGGCTTGCTTGAAGATATGGGCCTGGATTTTAATCTCCCTCTAATTGCAAGTATTGAACCAACAATCGGAGATACAACTACAACTTTCAGCAGATCAACTACAGCAACAGTTGTGGATTTTGAAGGAGTGGTGCATACTACTCAGATTAATGAGGCAAGGTTTCCAGGTGCCAGACGGGTTGAAAATAGACTGACTGATTCAAGCAATTTATTGAATTGGTCATCTGCTGTTAATATTACAGATACAGGAGAAACAATAGAAGCACCAGACGGGAGTATTGTTAAAGTATTTTCAATGCCAATTGATTCTTATGCCTTAGATTATAACCTAGTACAGGTAGGCAGTAGTTATGTAAACAGTATATGGATTAAATCAGATGTTGAAACAACAATTGGTTTTCGTAGACCAACAGGTATAGCCGATTCATTTAATATTACTATAACAACAGAATGGCAAAAGTTTGAGATTCCTGGAACATGCAATGCAGCTTTAACTACAGTAACATTTCTACTTGATAATAGAACAATCAGTGGATTCGGAACATATGACATCAACATTGCAATTTGGGATGCTCAGCAAGAACATATGACAGGCACTCAAACTGGTGCTTCTGAGGCAGTATCCGTAGGAACCCTAAGTTACCCATACCACGGTGCTGGGGTTGACGGCGTTAAGTATTTCACGACTGACAGAGACGGGAATAGCCTAACCGATCTACCGGGATATCTTAATGAGCCGAACGGTACTAACCTAGTAGTTTACTCAAATGACTTCACAGTTTGGACTGCTTCCGGAGGTGCAACTGCTTCAGGTAATCAAGCTATTGCTCCAAATGGTTTACTTGAAGCAGATTTAATATCTATTCCAACTTCTCTCGGAAGCATATTCACGGGAATTACCCCTACAGCTGGTGCAATATATACATATTCCATTTACTTACGTAGCGTTTCAGGCACTGGCATTGTAACACTTAATTGGTATGATACTGTTGCAGGGCATCATCGGACTCCTGTTAACATAACAGAAGAGTGGCAGAGATTTGAAATTACCTTTACTTTATCAATAGGGGCTACTCACTTATATGCTTACGTAGGTGATGATAGGAGTAGTACATCAACTATATCAAGTTATTATGCTTGGGGCGCACAAGTTGAGTTTGGTTTAGGAAGTACATCTCATATACCTACATATGGCAGTACCGCTACCAGAACTGCTGATAGCTTGGAGTACGATGTATTTGATGTTATCACTCAGGGGCAAGGGAGCATGTTTTGTGAGTTTGCTATCGATTCGACACAATCAAGTGATTACAGGTTGTTGTATTTATCTGATGGAACTGCATCAAACATGATATACATGTATATTAATTCGGATGGAAAAATATCAGGTACTGTTGTTAATTCTGATGTCACTGTTGGTTCAATCGAATCGTCAGTTGTTACTGTCCAGGACACAACTTATAAAGTCCTGTTAACTTATGAGGATGATCATATATGCTTATATGTTAATGGGGAACTTATAGGATCTGATACATCAGGGTCTATTCCAATGCTATCAACAGCATATCTTAATGTAGGATCATCTTATGGTGGTTCTGATCAGATGATAGGGTGCATTAGAAATGTCAAGGACTTCAATCAACCATTAACAGAAGCACAAGCAATAAGGATTACATCATAATGAAAGTACAAGGATATATAGAAATTGATTATCAAGCTATGACTGGTGATCAGCTTCAGGAATTTAACAAGACTATGAGACAGTTCTGTATTTATTACTATCGAGTGCATAAGGGCGATAGGGACTACTACTTCTGTATCCTTGAAGATATCTCAGTGCTTCCAACTTTGTTGGAGTTTATGGATGAAAGAAATCCAGTTATTAATGGACTATGGGATATTGAAGGAACTCCGTATGGACAGATTAAGCAGGTCGATGCAGAAACCGGAGAAGTAACAATCACCGGAGATGCAGAGTACAGCTTTGATCTGGACATGCACCTTATTCACACACCTGATGAAAGCTCAATGGATGAAGATGGTAATATTACTAAGGTTACTGTTACTGAGTTTAAACCATTGCATAGTTTCTCTGGTTGGGAGCTATGTCAAGAATATTAATTAGGAGGAACAATGACTATTCTTTTAGATGCAGTATCAGCAGATGCTGAAAGTACGAGTGTTTCTGCTTCCGGTCCTATTATTGTATCGGTAGTGGGGGAGTTCAAGCAGGGATTAGTCAGTATAAAAGCTGACATTGGAAGCGGAGAAGCCACTGCTTGTACCTTCAAACCGGCTGATCAGGTAAAGATTTGCAGGTTGGAGTTCGCTACTGGTGTTACCTTTAAGGCTTACCTTGAAGGGACAAGTTCGGACAGTGAAGTCACGGTGGAGTATATAAACGTTTAAGACAGATTAATGGAGGTTAAGGATGTTAAAAGAGTACAGCAGTATTCCTCAGAAGAGATTGGCTTGCCAAATTGAAGAAGAGGGTAAGGTGGAAAAGATTAAAGAAGGTATTGCTCGGTATACCAACAAAGTTGGAGCGATCCAGGAGATTATGGATTTCCAGTACGGTGACAAGAAACCGGAGACTGGTGATTATATTGTGAAGGAAAGCAAGACTGATTGCTATCTTGTGAAGAAAGATTTGTTTGAAAGAACGTACAGATCAACAGGGTTTAAGTTGCGTTAAGCTTATTAAGTAACCTCCTGCTGGAACTGCTTGTTTAGGGTTCCAGCTTAACAATAATTGAATTGTACTGACACTCAGAAGAGAAAGGAGATGTAAGATGCAAAGTTTAGTGTTTAACATGTTGTTAAGTAGTATTGGTCAGTTTGTGACTGTAGAAAGTTCTGAGAATGAGCTGGATGATAGAGTTATTGTTCTCATCCTGGCTATTGTTGAGTCAGCTCTATTGAGTGACAAAGCTCCGCTTGTTATAGACAGTACAGAGTGAAAGGAGGTGATCAGCATCTAAGTGACAAAGTCACGCTTGGGTCTAACAAGCCTGAGAAGCTTAAGGATGCAAAGCATGAGTATTGTATGAAGTCTCTTGCTTTGCATCGAGCAAATATTACTTCCAGAGCGTACAATCAGATCATAGAACGATACTTGGAGCGTATAAGAACTGAAGTCAGAGCAAGGGATCAAACTGACGAAGTCAGAACTCTCTAAGCAAGATGAGATTTGATTTAGTTATACGGCACTCAGCTTGGAGTGTCAAGAGAGCCAGAGATGAAAATTTGATACAGTCACGCTCAGCACTTCTCCCCTGCGCTCTCAACTGACTTTCCCCCTTGGGGCTTGCTGTGTTAGCTCTGTCTAGCGATCTTAGACAAGACTAATCGCTCTGGGAGATACTGACGAAGTCAGCAGAACCAGCCAGAGTTAGGAGAGACTAACATTTGCCTTGGAGCATAACAGTATAAGCTGGAGCTTGCCAAGTTCCTTGGAGCGAACTATCACTTCCTTGGCTAATACTTAGCAATACCTTGGAGAATGTTAGCCATTCCTGACAAAGTCAGAGCGAGCAGAGGAAGTTAGGCAGACCAGCAATAAGTTAGGCAAGGCTAACAATGTAAGAGAGGGCCATCTGTTCGCTCTCGAACTGACTTTGCGCTCTTGTCCTGACTTGTAAAGTTCCAACTTACTTCTTATTTACTTCCTTATAACTTCTTTCCTTACCTAAGTTACTTGGAGAGTGATAGCAATTGATAGCCATAGCTAACAATGCCTTGGATACTCTCTTGTCTATTGCTGTTAGACTCACAAGTTCTTATCAATTGTTAGCTCTTGCCGACAAAGTCGGAAGATGCAATCTTTTAACTATTAGATGAAGAAAGTTAGAAGCAAGTTTCTATCCGCCTTCTATGGTTCTGAACAAGCCTATCAAGTTATGTCAATCCATGAACTTACAATAAATTCAACAAGTTAAAAGAAAGTGTTCACTTATTTAAAAAATCGTTTGACAAAGCTTTTCAGTTCCTTCATACTGGCCTTGCAAGTTGAGAGAAAACAGCTTGCAAGCCCGGATAGACCGGGTGGCCGACTTCCGGCAAACTAACTTTACTTTATAAGGAGACACACAATGTCAAACGAACTTACCGCCAAAACAGTTAAATCCTACGAACTGACAATTGACGCAATGAACAACGTTATTAAAGAAGCAAACCTTGTTATTGACGAACTTGCAAACGGTTGTACTTTGAAGACTGCTAAGTCCGAACTTGAAAGCTTTGTGGCTGATACTGCTAACTTGCCAATTGGTATCAAGGAAGCTGTCAAGGATGCAAGCAAGGCCAGAACTAAAAGTCTTTACATTGAAGGCATTGACTTGATTAAAGGCAAGCTTGTTGAGTCAATAAAAGTTGCTATGGGTGCCATTCATGATATCAAGCATGTACAGAAAGCCGCTAAGAAGGACAGCAAGACTGAAAAGCCGGAATTAAATCAAGATGAACTTGATAAACTGGCAGCTTGTGTCCGTGAAGCTATCGCACAAAGTCTCAAATACCACTTTGAAGCTGGTAAACTCTTGAGTGAAGCCCTTGACATGTTCAAGGCAAGCGGTAAACCTGCCAAAGAATGGATAGCATGGGCAAACACGGCTTGTCAGGTAAAGAAAGCACAAGCCTATAACCTTGTAAAGATCTATAACGACTTTGGCGACGTATCAGAGTTCAAAGGCTGTTCAATGAGAGTTCTTAACTTGCTGGTTCATTGTTCCAAGGATGTTTATAGCAAGATAGAAGAACAGGCCAAAGCCCTTGCCAAAGCTGGCAAGCTTACAAGCAAAACCGTAAACAAGCTTATTGCCAGTGTAAAGCCGGCACCTGTCAAACCTGCTACACATTCCAAACAGTCTAACACTGTTAGACAGGAAGACGAAACGCCGGACAATACCACTAAAGCAATTCAATCATCCATTGAAAATGGACAGGGAACCAGTATGAACCAGGAAGACAGCGAAATTAAAGACCATAGCAAGGCTGATTTAGGTACCAGCAAAGATAAAGTTTCAGGTACTGAAACGGCAAACCAGACAAACAGCCAGATGGACGACAAAGACCGCCTGATTGCCGAACTTAAAGCCCAAAATGAAGCCCTTCAAAACCAGATTGCCGAACTTACCAAAGCAGTAAAGGAAGGCAACAAAGAGCAAGAAAAACCGGCACGGACTGCTACCTACCTGCCCCAGTTTGAAGCCAAGAGTCCTAACCTTGTCTTAGGGATTGAAGCAACCGCAACCAAAGCCGAAATCAACAAACGGTATAGAACCATGGCTGTTATCTTCAACGCTAAGACCTGCCCTAAAGGAGCTAAAGCCCTTAAAGCTGCAAGGGAAGCAATGCTGAAAACTGCTAAGAAATAAACCGTCAATATACCAGGGCAGGACTAAACACCCTGCCCACAACTTGAAAGGATAAGACAATGCAAGAGCAGTACCTTGACACCATTGGAAGACTTTACCCTGATAAGCTTCTTGAAATCTTGGAAGCTGACGAACAAGCACAAAGACAGGAGCAAGAAACGCAAGAAATTATAGAAGCTGTTAGGATGCCACAAGGTTTAAGGGACTGGCTTTCAATTATCTTCCTTGCTATAACAAACTTAACCATTATATCAATCTTAGCTGTCTAACAGTGTTAGACTTAAGGAGAACAACATGCAATCTTTTAATGAAGACTTTAAAAACGTAACCGAAAAGCAGTTCATTGAAGCTATCAAGTTTTGTCAGGAGAACTACAAACACATTAGACAAGCAACAACGCCATGAGATGAACTACACTGTGAAGAAGGGACAAGTTATTACCTGTCTGGCAACCCTGCTTTTATGGGCTTTGCCTTGTCACCTTCCGGCGAATTGACAAGCGTATTTTCAGCCATCAAAGGCAAGGGTAATACCATTGTGTCTAACCCTGTTAGACAAAACCTAAAAGCTCTGTCAATCCAGCAGGGCTTTCCTTTATTTAAAGGAACAAATATGTCCTACACTATTGAAGAACTCGCAGAATTACAGATTAAACTTGAAATAGGTATGAAGACAGCAGGAGTTGAAAGATTTCACAAAAATAATCAAAGAGCTATTGATAATGGTTCAAGTTCTGAAACTTATTGGAATAAGCGGATATTGCAGAACATCATAGGTCCAATGTCTGAAAGCATTGAAGCCTACATTGATTACTATACCGGACGACGTGGTAAACCCGTCAAGGCACTGGCTTATATCAAGCTGGTAGATCCGAAGGTTGCTTCATTTATTACCCTTAAAACCATCATTGATAAGTCCGTTAGGGATGTTAATCTTGATTCGGTCATTGACAGCATAGGCCAGAAAATTGAAGATCAAGTAAGATTTGAAAGTATGGAGAAGTTCGCGGATAAGTATACAGCCAAGGTGAAAGAACGCTTGAAACAAGCAAGATCCAAGTCATATAGGCACCAGAGGAACGCCATGCTTGCAGGTGAGCGCAAGCTTGCCGAAGGGTCAGAAGACTTTGAAGCAATGGATGAATGGGAACCATGGGGCATCGACGCCCACAGGCATATCGGTTCCATGCTTGTTAATATTGTGCTTGATAATATAACTTTTGAAGGCAACCCGGTATTCAAAAAAATCAATATCTTCCGTCAGTCTGGAAACGATAAAGGTAAGAAGTATAAAGAACTTACAAAGATTGTACCAACTGAATATGTTTGTGCATGGATAGATGAATACAAGGAAGTTATGGAGAAAGAGTCACCTGCTTATCGCCCTTGTATCATACCACCACTTGACTGGACAACTCCAACAAATGGAGGTTATCATGTACCAGAGATTAGAAACACTTTACCTATGGTTAAATGCCGAAAATCACAACGTAACAGGTTGACACTTGAACAGATGCCGCTTGTTTACAAGGCTGTTAATGGCTTGCAACGTATGCCCTGGAAGGTATCTAAAGATGTACTACAGGTTGCCATGGATATCAAGGAACTTGGCATTGACTTAGCTATGCCGCAACGTGAACCGTATGAAGTACCTGAATGCCCGGTTCCACCAGAGTACAAAGAGTTCAGGGGTAAAGACCTTAAACGTATGCTAACTGACCAGGAATGGCAGGACTTCATGATCTGGAGAAAGGAAGCAACCTATGTTTACCTGTTAGACAACAAGCGTAAAGCAAAGTACATGACAACGCATAGCACCATATCAACTGCTAAGATGTACCAAGATTTCGATAAGTTCTACTTTGTTTACACTATGGATTCCAGGGGCAGGGTTTATGCTAAGTCTGATACTATCAGCCCACAAGGGGATGACTTACAGAAAGGATTGATTAAGTTTGCAGAGGGCAAGCCGCTTGGAACAGAGGGTTATTATTGGCTTGCCGTGCATGGTGCTGGTAAGTGGGGCAATGACAAGATTACCTTTGATGAAAGAGTTAAGTTCATCGAAGATATGACAGATGATATCAGAGATTTCGTAGCAGATCCATTAACAAACACAGGTTGGGCAGGTGCTGACAAGCCATGGCAGTTTCTGAACTGGTGCTTTGAATGGGCTGAACTTGCTGACTGGCTGGATGATGGTAAGGATATGACAGAGTTCATGAGTTATATACCTTGCGCTCAAGATGGTTCCTGTTCTGGCTTGCAACACTACTCTGCTATGCTTCGCGACTCTATTGGTGGTCGGGCAGTTAACCTTGTACCAGACGAAAAGCCTAATGATATTTATGGACAGGTCAGTGACTTGGCAGTAGTTAAGCTTGAAGATATGGCAGCTACCGGGGAGTTGGGATTTGAAATGAAGACTAATCGGTTGTCACCTGAACAGATACAAGATGTTGCCAGTGGTTTACTTAACATTAAAGGCGGTATTAATCGCAGTATAACTAAGCCACCTGTTATGACTAAAACTTATGGTTCAACTTACATGCGCTGCATGGAAACAACAAGTCAATACTTCATAGACCTTCAATCTAAGGAGAACAAGCAAGCTAAAGCAGAGAAGAGAGATCCGGTTCCGGTCCATCCCTTCGCACAAATTGGTGAAGAAGGTGTCACCTTGAGAGATGCAGAGAAGATATGTGCCAAGGTAATTTGGGAAGCTTTGAACGAGACAGTAACGTCAGCGGTTGACGGAATGCAGTTCATCCAACAAGTTGCAAGCTACATGGCTAAAGCTGGATGCCATCTTGAATGGGAAACACCAACTGGTTTCATAGTTGAGCAAAGAGAATACGAGTACAAATCAAGACGTATCAAAACTCAACTGCTTGGCAACACAAGATTTACTATCGCAGAAGAAACCAACAAGTTAGATGTTAATAAGATGCAGAGTTCAAGCTCACCTAACTTTGTTCATAGCATGGATGCAAGTCACTTGGTTCTGGCTGTAAATGCTTTCTTAGATGCAGGATTCAGTGGTATAGCTGTCATTCATGACGACTTTGGTACCCATGCTTGTGATACTCCAAAGCTTAGGGATCTGCTTAGAGAGACATTCGTTAACCTGTACTATAAGAATGATGTACTTGATCAGTTCCTTGAACATAATGAAGCCTTACTACTTGAAGAGATTGAAATTCCTTTACCTGCATCTGGTACCTTGAACATTAAAGATGTACTTGAATCACCTTATGCTTTTGGTTAACCACTAAATCAAATACCTTGTACCACTAAATACTCTTTGCCCTGGCCTTTAATTAGGTCAGGGCTTTTCGTGTTTGTACTACTGTTTATTTAAGTCCGATTCTAAATCGAATTAGGAACCAGTTAAGATAAGAGAGCAAGAGAGAATAGAGAGAAAGAGATAAGTAGAAGTAACTATCAATTACTATCAATTACTAAGGAGTTAGTATGTCAAATCAGTTTAAAGAAGTAGATATGAAGAACCATGTTAGGTATCATGAAGTTGTATTCAATCATGTACCTCTTAACCCTTGCATCGGATGCATCTATCGTGGTCATTGTGAAGGAGAACAGTACGCTGAACCTGGGGAATACTGCCGTTCAAAGAAAGGAGATGAAAAGGAGAATAACAATGCAGTGTAACACAACAGAAAGAATGAGATGCCGTAAGATTAGAGATAATAAAGCAGTTGTCAACAAGAAGAATGACAAGATGCTTAGGCGTAATCGTATGCTGCATCGATCCATTAAACAGGGAGAGTTTCAAGAGTCTAACACGTTAGACAAGGAGTATACATGAACTACAGTGCTTTACTTCTTGCATGGTTTGAAGATTCTTTTTCTGTACCTGCACCTCCTGATTGTTTTTATAATTGGGAAGTTAAAGATCGTATCAGTTACATTAAAGAGCATGGTGTATTCTATAACCTTGATAAGTACTTAAGGCGTGTCAATCAAACTTATATATGTGCTGTATGGGTTATGCTTAAACATAACAGATTAGTCTAACACGTTAGACTTAAGGAGAAACAATGGCTATAGTTTTAAATCAACCATGCCCTATGTGTAGACAGACAGGCCATGACTCAAGAGGTACTAACCTTATGGTATTCTCTGATGGTGGAAAGTTCTGTAATAGAGCACACTGGCATAAGAACGGACAAACCTATTATGTACCACCCGATGCCGATGATCCTATTCTGGCTATGGAAATCAACGGCAATATTAAATACACTACTGACCAGTTCAAAGAGCTATGCAAAGAAGGTAAGCTTGACAGTCCAGTAATGCGACATATGGCCTTATCCGGCATGAAAGGACAGGACAGATGGGATGTATCAACCGAAGAAGAAAGACAGCAGATGCTGAAGGAGAAGGAGTTAGATCATGAATACTTCGAGAGACTCAAGATTAAGAACCTGGTTACAAGACATATTAAAGGACAGATTGCCAAGCTGTATAATGTCAGGGTTGGACACGACACAGAGGGAAAAGTTGACAAGCACCTATATCCTCAGTATGATAAATCAGGAAACTGGAAGGGTGCTAAATGCCGTACCCTCCCAAAGGATTTCATGTACGGACACCTCGGCTGGCTGTGGGGAGAAGGGCTCTTGTTCGGACAAATCACTATGTCCGATATCCTTTCAAGAGGCGGAAGAAAAGATACTCTCTTATTGGTTGGAGGGGAATGCGATGCCATGGCATCACAACAAATGCTATTGGAATCAAGAGATGGTACAAAGTGGGAAGGGATGCCGTTCCACGTCTGGTCTCCCAATAAAGGAGAGTATGCGCTGCAAGAGATCCTTGATCAGAGGTCCGAGATCAACCAGTTCAAGAAGATCATACTCTGCTTCGACGCCGATGAAACTGGACGGACTCTCACAAGAAATGTTGCTAAGTTATTTCGTGGTAAGGTATATAAACTTCAACTCCCCGGCACTTGTAAAGATCCCAATGATTGTCTTAAGCAAGGGAAAGAGAAAGAGTTTGTTGATAGCTGGTGGAATCCAGTGGACCCCTTTGAAGGAGGCGTTGTCGCCAGTGCCGGGAAATATAGAGATAAAGCCAAGCTTCAACCCACGATGGGCTTATCATGGCCTTGGCCTGAACTCGATCCAGTGACGTATGGGATACGGGAAAATAGCTTGTATGTTTTCGGTGCAGGTACAGGTGTAGGTAAGACTAAGACTACCAAAACAATTGTTGATCATCTTATCAATGTACACAATGAACCAGTGGTTGTCATCTATCTGGAAGAACAAGCAGAGAAAACAGTTCGTTCCTTTGCTGGTGAGTTGATTGGTAAAGACTTAACTGCTCCACCTATCAATGACAAGAATGATCCAGAGTATACACAGATGCGTGATTATACCAGGGAAGAAGCAGATGCTGCCATTGATAAGATATGTGATGACAACATGCTTATGATTGGGGATCTTGAAGGTAGGAAGGATGTTGATTCTGTACTTGAGGTATGTGAAGAAGCATTGGCCTTAGGTTACAAGAACTTTATCATTGACAACTTGACTGCCTTTGAACACAAGCAGAAAGAAGGAACTGCCGGGTCTGTCCAGGCTATAGATGCCACGATGAAGAGACTTGGCACCTTCAAGGATGAAGAACCTGTATGCCTTATCCTGCTGTCGCATCTAAAGCGTCCCTACGGAGAGCGCAAGCCGCATGAAGAAGGAGGATCAGTACAGATCAGTGACTTTCGTGGTTCTGGTTCAATAACCTTTTGGGCTAATGCAGTTATAGGCATTGAACGTAACACGGTAGCTGAGAGTATGGAAGAGAGATGCCTAACTTGTTATCATTGTATCAAGAATAGAGATGTAGGGTACAAGGTAGGTAGCCGGGTATATGCAGCCTTTAACTTCAAGACCGGAAAGTTGTGCAGTACAGATCATAAGCCTAAGCCTGATGACTTTGATTATGGAACGGGAACTAAACTAACTGAAACAAAGGAGATAGATTTCTAATGGACTTATTGAAGAAGTCTACCTTGATTAAGGAACCAGTTAAGATAACAAGAACTTGGAGGTAGTATGAAGAAGCTAAGAGAAACACGCTTGCTGTCTGGAAGTCCAGAGTTAAGCAGGTGGATGGTGCAGAAATGCTTGAACTACTGTGCTATGTGGCCTATCGAAACACGTTGGGCAATGCAAGAGTTCCAGTGGTTGTGTACAATCCTTGGAGTACAGCTTGTTGCCGATGCCAATGGTATCTGGCTTGAACCTATTTCAATTTAGAAAGGAGAGTTTATGAAGACTGTGTTTGTAATCAATGAAGAAACTGATAAGGTTGTTGGAACCATACAAGTGGATCAGAGAGCAAAAGGTGTAACATACACTGAGATGGAAAAGATTGAAGGTGGTGTCGTTAGAACAACATTTAACTTTGAGATTAAGTATGTTGTTATAGGTTGTGCTATTGCCTGTGTTATTGTGGTACCCTACCATGAGATTGCCGAAGAACTTACATTAGCTGAAGACATCAGCTAAATCTAACAGTGTTAGACAAAGGAGAACATCATGCACTATGAGCTAACTAAAGAAGAACGAGATAGTATTCTTGGCAAAGAAAACTTCAAAGGTACTTTCGTTTGCTGTGACTCACCCATTTGTGAATACTGTGCAAGGTATCACTACCAGGATGATTGCTTTGGAGATAATTTGAAATGTGCTGAGTGCATTCATAATCAAAAGTCTTATTATCTTGGCTATGACTCAGAGAAGTATGAAGATAATTTCCTTGGTATTGAATGTATTACCTGGGAGGGGGATATATGATACTTGTTGATATATTCAAAAGGATTCAAGATGATAAGTTTATATGTTTTGAATACATTAAAACCATGCATGTATCTAATACACCGAGTATAAGGTTTACTACTATCCCAAATCTTAAAGCACTGATGCCAGGTGAGTCATCTCACCAAGATGAAATAGAAATAAAAACTTATGATATCATAAGGTTTAAAAGCCTATCAAATAACGCTATCATAATAATAGATCAAGAAGATGCAGGGAGATTAATGATATGAACGGTGAAGGAAGGATAATAACAGCAGACACTGAGACCGTTGGCCTGTTGTGGGATATGAGAGAAGGTCATCCAGAGGACATGCACATTATTCACTGCAAGGACTTTGAGACGGGAGAGTTATTCACTTTCTTTGATGACTTCGATGACCGGATCAATGCCGTGTGGCTGGACGAGTATGAGGGTGGATTTAAAGCCGGTTCAATTGCAGATGGTATTGAGTTCCTTAGAACCTGTGAAGTTCTTATTATGCACAACGTCAGCGGCTTTGACGCCCTTGCAATTGAGAAGGCATACGGTAGTTTCAAGCGGAATCATTTTGAAATGCGTGGACCGGGTCAGAAATACAGCGATATCATGCCGTATAAGACCATGGACACAGCGGTCATAAGCCGCGTTCTTAACCCGGAGAGACAGCTTCCAGGGCAAGCTTATACTATGGGTATCAAGCTCCCTGGACCGCACACAATCGAATCGCACGGTATCCGCATGGGCAGATTTAAACCAGAGCATGAAGACTGGTCTCACCTGTCTATTGCTATGATCCACCGTTGCTCTGAGGATGTTGAGATAGGTGAAGATATGTTCAAGTCCTTGTTGGTCAAAGAGTGGAGAGAACAGATGGCCCGACCAAATAAGATGACCTGGCTTGATATTCGTAACGCTTACTACTGTGAGTTGCGTATGGCTTTTGCCGTAGCAAGACAGGAACAGCGTGGTTTTGCAGTTGATGTTGAGTTAATGAATAAACTGCTGGTTGAGATGGATGAAAAGATCCTGGCAGTTGAGAAAGCATTCAGACCTAACATGCCACAACGTATCAAAAAGAGGAAACTTACACCTGCTCAGATTGAAGGGTTCTGTAATTCTCTTGCAGAAGCTACCGACATTGCTACAAGTTTACAGTATGAGCAAGACCTTGAGAAGATTGAGAACCGTGGTTCTTATGCTACTACTTACTGGAAGCTGGTGACTGCGAAGGGTGCTTTTCTTAAGAACGTAACCAAGTATATCCCAAAAGCTCGGGGTTTTATGCACGAGTACAGTGAAGAAGATTTACCTGTGCATGGACCATTTACGCCTTTGGTGTGGGAAGACATTCAGCTTGGCAATCGTGATCAAGTCAAGCAGTTGTTGTATAAGCAAGGATGGCGTGGTGTAAACTATAACGACACTGAACTTGAATACATTGAAAACAATGACGGGGAGTTACCACATCCTTGGTCAGGCAAGATAGATGCAGACAGCATTGAAGCTTGGGAAGAATCTGGTAAAGAGATTCCAGAGTGGTGTCGTGGTATAGCTGAATGGTACGTTATTAACAGCAGAAGAAATCAGATCTTGAACCAGAAAGATCCTGCTTACTTTAATAAAAACAAAGTATGGCCCAGGCAGGCAAGCGGTAAGAATGAATGCCGTGGATTGCTTGCTAATGCTATCTGCTTTGATGAAGATTCAAGATGGTACATGAAGAGATCAACAGAACACTATGAAGAATTAGGGTTCTGGCCTACTGAAGGACATTGGAGAGTACCAGCAAGAGCTTTTCATTGTGCTACAAATACTTTTCGTCTAAGGCATAAGGTGGTTGTGAATATCCCATCTCGTGGGCTGTACGGAAAGCAGATGCGCCAGATATTTATTGCAGGTCCAGGTAATGTACTGTTAGGTTGTGACGGTGCTGGGTTAGAGCTTAGAATGCTGGCTCACTTTATGAATGATCCTGTATATCAGGACATCATACTGAATGGAGACATTCATACACACAATCAGAATCTTGCTGGTTTACCAACCAGAGATATGGCTAAGACTTTTGTGTATGCTACATTGTACGGCTCAGGTATACCTAACCTATCAAGACAGATGGGCTTGGATTTGCATCAAACTGAACAATCAGTTGAGAAGTTTAAGAGAGAGTTGCCCTCACTTACCAACCTTCTTGAACGTGTAGAGTCTGCTGCTAATAACTTTGGTTACATGCTGGCAGTCGATGGACGTTGGGGTAGGATAAGATCGAAGGGTGGAGACTTACTTCTTCATACAGCTTTGAATGTTCTTCTTCAAATGACTGGAAGCTTAGTGATGAAATGGTCTCACATCTTTGCAGAGGATATGGCAGTTGAGGAAGGTTTAATTGCAAGCTTTGATGAATTTCCTATGGTTGCTCATGTTCATGATGAACTTCAGATGGATGTCCAACCAGATAAAGCTGAGCAATATGGTAAGATATATTGTGATGCAATCACCAAGGCAGGTGAGTTCCTAAAGTTAAGGTGCCCAACAGCAGGAGAGGCACTGATCGGAAAAGATTGGAGTGAAACACACTAACGATAAAGGAGTAAAGCTTGATTGAAACTTATCTTATTCCCGGCATTATCACCGCTGTCATTATCCCGTTCTTCGCACCGTTCCTCATGGACCTGCTTGCCTGTCTATGGATTGCACTCATGAACAGGGCGAAGCACAAACCAACATGGAGAGTTGGGACCAGATTCAAAGATGTAATTCTACCTAACGCTGCATCTCTTGGTGATTGCTATATCACATCCAAGACTTGGAAGTATGTTATACTTAAACAGGTAAGCGGGAACCCAGGTTGCATTCGTATGAAGAAGAGGGACCTTATGAAATCTACTACTATTGAGATGGATGTTAGCATACTTAAATAATTAAGGGACCAGTTAAGATAATACAAGCCAGGGTTAAGAGCTCTGGCTATAACAAATAGGAGAAACTAATATGAAAACACTTGACTCTATTCTTGGTAAATTCAAAGAAGTTAAAGAAGAATTGATTGACTTCATTGCAGGCTCAGAGGTTGATGTTGCTGTTCTGAATGATTCAAATGAATCCCTGAAATCTCAGATTCAGGCCAACACAGATACTATTAAAAACATTGGTGGTGAAATAGAGGTGGCAAAGAGATCTATCAAACAGATTAACAAACTGATAGGAGGTAAGTAACATGGCGTATGAAGGTTTTGATTACGGGACAGAAGAAGAAATCAAAGAGCCTGGTGGAGATTTTAAGAACCCAACCGAAGGTGATCACTCAGCCAGACTCCGTTCATTGATTCATGTCGGCATGTACCGGGAAACATTCAAGGGTGAAAAGAAGAAACCATTCCCCCAGGTCATTGCCATCTTTGAACTGAAAGAGGATGATGATTTTGAAGATGACGGTATCACTCCACTTACAATTTCCAAATCTTTTCCCTTGAAGAAAGGGGACCGTGCATTCTGCACAAAGTTCCTGGCTGCTCTCGATCCTCAGAAGAAAGCCAAGGGCTTCGATGACGTAATTGGTGCCGCTTGCACTGTCACCTGTAAAGGTGGGAAGGAGAAGAACGAAGATGGTACACCCAAGTATATTAATTTCGGCGGTCTGTCTGGCTTACCTGCAAAGTTCTCTGCCATGCTTGACCCCCTCACAGTGGAAGGCGTGGGTCATGTACCTTTTGACCAGATCAGTAAGGAAGCTATCCTTGAACTTAACCCTGTGAAGGATGTAAATATGGTACTCATGGAGTCTGAGAATTATTCCGGCTCAAAGGCAGAGAGTATTATCAATTCCATTCGGAAGGACAATCCTGACTTTGCAGCTCGTAAAAAGAAAGATGAAGATGCCGGTCAGGACAACGAGAAAGCTCAGGAGAAGCCGATTGAGAAAGAAGCAGACCTGGACGACCAGGAAGAATTTTAATGGACCCTATCACGTTCATTTGTGTGTCACTGGTGCTGGCATTTTTGATAGCTCCGCCACTCAGTCGGTAATTAGGGACCAGTTAAGATAAGAGAAGCATTAAGCAACAACAACATATACTTAGGAGGTTAACATTATGGCAGAAGTAATCGAAGTATTTGGACAGTTCGCAACCAAAGTAAATGGTAAAGTAAAGATGTTCGCAATCAAAGGCGAAGCTGAATCAGCAGCCGTTATGGAAGAACAGGCCGGTGCATTCCAGGAACGTGCCACAGCTTACTGTGTCTCCCGTGAACTGGATGTGGAATCCAAGATGGCAAAAGGGAAGATGAATGTTATCATTGACTTCCTTGCCTTTGAAGTTGCCGGAGCGCCCGAGGAAACTGAACCCAAGGAAGCTCCCGAAGAGTTCTAAACTTACCCGGTGCCATGGCCCCACTCGTTAATTCGGGTGGGGTCTTTTCGTTAAGCAAGTTGTCTAACACTGTTAGACTTAAGGAGGTATATGGCGTTTGATTACGGAGTATACGAAAAGTTAATGAGTGTCTCTGGATATTCAGATGTTAAGAGGTGGCCGACCGATGGTGAGATGGTTGGCTTATTTGATGCAGATACCGTTCCATACATAGTTGGTTATACCAGCACTGAACATGAGTACCTGCAATTCAAGAGAGCCAAGCACCCGTTCGAGACTGACGTATGGAAAGCTAAAATCAGCCATGCCAGTCATATAATCAATTCAACTTTGGCTGCTGCTGGATGTGATGCTGCTATGTTCTATTTAACTGATAGCTTCAAGAACTTCCGGCTGGCTATTGGTACTCAAAAGGAATACAAAGGACAGCGCAAGCAGGAGAAGCCTCCCTTCTTTCAAGAGATCAAGAGTTGGATAAGATCCTTTCACAGTGCCAAGATGTCAAACCTATGTGAAGCTGACGATGAGATCAGCATTGAAGCATGGAGAAGACATGTAGAGTTTGCAACTGCCAATGGTAAAGAGAATCTATTTACCGAGATGCACCGGAGGTTCTCTGGATTCTGCATCTTATCCCAGGATAAAGACCTTAACATCATCCCAGGTATGCACAATACAGTGGGCAAGGATTGTGATCCTCTGAATGCTATATGGGTTGATCGCATCGGCTGGCTTGAACCTAAGTACAAAGAGGTTGAGGTCAATGCCTATGAATACTGGCCGTTGTTCAACGGCAAGGCAGTAAACCCAAAGCACCTATTCACCTTTGATGACAAGGATGAAGAACTCACACCAAGAGATTTCTCCTGGGTGCAGGAAGAAGAGAATGGATGGGAGAAGCAATACCTATGGTATAGCATAGACTTAAAAGCCCATGCTCATTGTCAGGATACAGTTACCCGTGGTGCCAGAAAAGGTGAAGGTAAGTACAAGAGGATCAAGGTAGGAAAGAAAATGAAGCAGAACATTGACAAGCTTAAAGGTGCTGGTCTTATCTTCTTCTACGCCCAGGTCATTATGGGAGATGCCGTCGATAACTACCCTGGACTACCAGGCTATGGACCGAAGAAAGCATTTGATATTCTGGATGGTGCAAGTACAGAGTATGAGATGTATCACCGTGTTCTTGCTGCATACCGTGAATACTATCGGAAGTCTGACAAAGCTCTTGAGAGGTTGACAGAGCAAGGCCAACTTGCCTGGATGCAGACAAAGAAGTTTGAACTGTGGGAACCACCCACCAAGAATAAAGGATCTTTCCCATTATGAAGATGAAGCAAAGTGATAGACCCATCGTCATCCGAGAACTTATGGTTAAGCAGAATGGACTCTGTCCTATCTGTGGAAAGGATCTGACAAGGACTCCATCCAAGAACATAGTCATTGATCACGACCATCAGACAGGATATGTCCGTGCTGCTGTCCACCGTGGATGCAATGGAGTGGAAGGTAAGATCAAAGCATATGGTATCCGATGGGGAAAGGCGAAGAGTATTGATGGTCTGGCCCGGTTATTTCAAAGGCTGGTAGATTACTGGACTTTGCACCAGGAACCGCAGACAGACTGGATTTACTACAAACATAAGACTGCCGCCGAGAAACGTGCAGCCTATAACGCTAAACGAAGGAGGGCAAGAGCGAATGCAAAGAAATGAAATCATGAAGCACTTTAAGTTTGACCATTTACCTGAAAGGTTGTAGGAGATCAGCTTGCCGTGCTGCAACTTGGCACTTACTATGAATAAGGACTTACCTAATTGTGCTGAGAAGTCAGCAGGTTTGAGGAAGTTACTTGAGGCAAAGGATTGTTTCGTTAGAGCATCAATTGAAGAGAAGGAGGTAGGATAATGCTTAAAGCAATGACTGTTAAATGGAATCGTGACCGTGGACTTCTTGATAAGTTTGACCCAAAGCTTGAACTTAAGATGCTGAGTGAAGAAGCCAAGGAGTTCTATGCTGCTGAAACGCTGGCTCATATGCTGGCCGAATATGCTGACTTCATCTTCGTACTGGATGGGACCAAAGCCAAGTTCGGAAGCCAGTTAATTGATTCGCATCTTGATATTGATCTGCGTGTCAAGACTTATGGTGACATAATGGAATGGGCCAACAGGATAAGGTGTAATATCGAAACCTGCATAGGCTCTGCTCTTGGCAATCAGTACAATGAGATCAGTGGTCTTGTTGAGATGGCAAGAGGTATAGTCATTCAGTGCAACAACCTGAAAGGGAAGAAGAAGAATGCAGATGGAAAGGTAATTAAGAACACTGAACATGTAGATCCGGTTGAGCGTATCCAAGCTGAACTGGACAGGTTGGGTTTCTGATGATACCTATGGTGGAAGTTGAAAAGATAACAGACCTGGACTTGCTTCAATGGGCTTGCAGTATGACTATTGATAGTGAATCAGAGATGACACTTGAACGCATCTATAGGAATGAACACTCTCCTATGCGTACTCAATTGTTTAAGGTTGGTATGTACGGCCTACCTACCTTTGTCTCAACCCACTTCATGCGTCACCCTATTGGGGTTGTGGCTCACTTCGGTAAGACTCTCAGAGATGACAGAGGTGGACCAGATGATGCGAACAGATGGACACCCACTAACCATGGTATGGTATTGAATGCTCAAGCACTGGTTAATATGGCAAGGAAGAGACTGTGTTTCAAGTCTCACATCGCTACAGTCAGACAGATGCTGCTTATCAAGCAAGCGGTTGGGAAGGTTGATCAGGCGCTGGCAAGATACATGATACCTGAATGCGTATATCGTGGAGGCGTATGTCATGAGGATAAGATGTGTGGTAAACGGAAACATATTAAACATTGGAAGGAGGTTGACATTGTCAGAGAATATATGGAAGACGAGCTTTGCCAAGAATATCTTTGATGCAAAGTACGCTAACAGTAAGACGCCAACATGGAGAACAAAGTCGGAAGTATTAGTCAATGAGGTATGCGGAGGTTTACTACGTCAGTATGAGATCGAAAAACTTATTGACATCATATATCAAATGAAGTTTATCCCGGCAGGCAGGTACCTGTATTATGCTGGACAGGATGCTAACTTCTATAATAACTGTTTCTGTCTCGGTGCCCAGGAGGATACAAGAGAAGAGTGGTGCCGTATTACTCATAATGCCATGTCCTGCCTTATGTCTGGTGGTGGTATCGGTGTTGATTACAGTAAGTTTAGACCTGCTGGATCTACGCTTGGAAGGACAGGTGGTACTGCATCTGGTCCTATCCCTTTGATGAAAATTATGAATGAGGTTGGAAGAAATGTCATGCAAGGTGGTTCTCGTAGATCAGCTATGTATGCTTCATTGAACTGGTTGCATCAGGACTGCATGTCATTCATTCATGCAAAGGATTGGAGTTCTGAAGTAAAATCTTTGAAAGCCTCAGACTTTAACTTTCCTGCTGACCTTGATATGACAAACATCTCTGTCAACTATGATGACTTGTTCTTTGAAGCTATCAATAATCCAGATCATTACATGCACGGATATGCTGAAAAAATCTGGATGGCAAATGTAACTCAAGCACTAAAGACTGCTGAGCCTGGATGGAGTATTAACTTAGGTATAAACAGTAAGGACACATTACGCAACGCTTGCACCGAGTTTACTTCAGAGGATGACAGTGATGTCTGTAACCTGGGGTCAGTTAACTTTGGTGCCATCAAAGATATACAAGAGCTGATAAATGTTACTTACCTTGCAAGTAAGTTTTTAGTGTGTGGTGGCTACAGAGCTGGCCTTCCATACCCTGGTGTTATTAAGACCAGAGAGAAGAACCGCAAGATAGGTCTCGGGCTTATGGGTCTGCATGAATGGCTATTAAAGAATGGATATCAGTACGGTATGACTGACGAGTTGCATGAATGGCTTGCAACTTGGGAGTTGGCAAGTGAAGCAGGTGCTGATGAAATGTCTATTAATTTAGGTATTAATAAACCTAAGAAGTACAGAGCTATTGCACCTACTGGAACTATTGGAATTTTGGCAAGTACCACTACAGGTATTGAACCTCTGTTTGCCGTAGCATACAAACGTAGATACTTGACGAATGGAGACAAGTGGAACTATGAATATGTGATTGATGCAACAGCGCAAAGGTTGATTGATCAGCACGATCTGAACCCTAATGAAATTGAAACCTCAAGCTCTCTTGCTGTTGATCCAGAACGTAGAATTAAATTTCAAGCTGATGTTCAAGAGTATGTAGATATGGCTATCTCAAGTACCTTGAATCTGCCAGCATTTGAAGAACAGCAGTTCACTCCTAAACAATTTAGTGATATAGTCCTGAAGTATGCACCAAGACTTAGAGGACTGACTTGCTATCCAGACGGTGCAAGAGGCGGGCAGCCATTGACAGCAGTTCCTTATGCTGAAGCTAAGAGTAAGACAGGTGTAGTGTTTGATGAAACAGAAGAGAAGTGCAGCGGTGGAATCTGCGGTATTTAGAAAGGAGGTTATATGAAACTTACAAAACCGAAACAGACTATAACGAAGGAAGAAGTTGAAGCACAAACAGCAGGACTTATTGCTACACCTGATACACCTGATGTATCTGAGCAAGAGATTAAAGAACCAGTTAAGATAGAGGGACAGATAACAGATAACACTGAAAGTGTACCGGAAGAGGCTGACCCACTCACCTATCATGTAGGGAACTCGGACTATTCTGATCACAAGATTCAACCTTGGATGATTTGGGATGAATACAATCTTGATCCTTGGGAAGCTGATGTTGTTAAGCGTATCCTTCGTAAGAAGAAAGCAGTTGGCAAGAACATGAAGGAATCCCGTATTGAGGATCTTGAAAAGATCATCCATGTTTGCAATTTCAAGATAAACAAACTTAAGAACTCATAGTCTAACACCGTTAGACAAGAAAGGAGAAACTAATGAACATCTTTGAATTTTTGAACCTTCCTGCTAATCACAGAGTTAAAGACAAAGTGACCATGAAGGTGAAACATTGGGATGAAGTACCTGACTCCAAGAAGCCCCGTCGTGCTGTCTACTATGGACAGGTTAAGAAAGATGGGATCTTTTGCCATGTTGTGAAAGGGTTTGGAATAGCCCTGTTCTCTCGTACTGGTATGCCTCTTACAAATACAGATCATCTGATTAAACAGCTTGATTTGTGGCATTATAGCATGCCAGATGGTGTATACTTAACTGAATTATGTTGTGATTTCTGTAGTATTGAAGCCTTGTCAGGGATTTATAACCCTAACAGAATTAAGCCTCTTGATGCAGAGCAAGAAGAGTGGAAGAGAGATTCATACTTGGCTTTCCATGACTATTTAACCATTGACGAATTTATTCGTGGTGTATCAAATGCTGATTATGCCTCAAGGTATCTTAAGCTTCAGAACAGCCTTCCTTTGGAACTCTCTCTACTTGATGTTGATATGATCCACATTGATAGCATCAGAAGCTATGCTGATTACCATATTAACAATGGTGAAGAGGGCGTGGTTATCAAGAGAGCTTTTGAGTGCTGGACTGCTGGACACAAAGGGTTCCGTCAGATGAAGATAGTTCGTGGTGTTGATTATGATCTTGAATGTATCGGTGCAGAAGAAGGAACCGGGAAGTACAAAGGAAAGATTGCTAATCTTATCTTCAGATGGAAGAATGGTAAAGAAATCAAAGCCATGCTTGGTAAAGGCTGGACACATGAAGATGCGGAATGGATGTATAAGTGTTGGTCATGTGGGGAGAGTATTAATGGAACACCTCACAGTGAAGGCAGTCCTATTGGTAAAATCTTTCAGGTCAATGCCTTACAAGAATCCAGTAAAGGAGTTCTTCGTCTTCCGAAGGTTGGGGAGTTACGATTTGACAAGGAGGTTGCGGATGTATAGTATCAAAGCTGAGATTGTGTCTCAGATCCTTGAATGTTTTGAAGAGGATAGAGGCATCCCGTATGCACTTGAACGTGCAGCAACAACCTATGGTATAAATATTGAACAAATTAAGGAGATCATTAAAGATGTCAACGAAAAAGAACCTAAGTTCATTAACTCAGAGTCCAGCGAGGCCGGAGAACATGAAACCGATGACGACTGGTTCAGGTATCCCGAGGCTTACTCCTGATGTCTATGCCTTTCTTATGGCTATGACTGAACCTGCTAAACTGAATCACACTGCATCTCATGCTGATATGATTCGTAACGTAGTTCTGGAAGATTTAAGAAGGAGGATACATGCAGTATATAACTCGGATCGCTATTGATCTTGACCTTATGCGACTTATTACCGTTGGTGAAGAATACTTCGGAGAGATCAGCAGATGGACAAACTTCACCTACAATCACGACAAGGTCATGACTTCGGCTATAGCTGCAATCAGAAACAAAGACCATAACATCTTCCTCGCTGTTAACGAGGATAATGAAATTCTTGGTTTCATGTGGGGATGTATCACGGGTCAGATATGGTCGGATGATCCAATTGGACATGACATCTTCCTGTATGTTCGACCTAAGTTCCGTGGTAACGAGATCGCCAAGTCACTGATTAAGATGTTCCTTGACTGGTGTAAGGCTTGTGGATGTAAAGGTGTCCAATGCGGTGCTAACTCTGGTATCCAAGATGACGCACCTGCTGTCAATATGTATAGATCGCTCGGCTTTGGATCGGGCGGCAGATGTTTTAACCTTCAATTTAAAGGAGAATAAATATGGGATCAAGCCCTGATGTAGCAAATCCGGCAAAAAGACCGGAAAGAACAATAGATACAGAAGCAGAGGATATTGTGCTTGGCACAGCTGATGACATGCCAAGTGACCTTAAAACTCAAGGTAAACGTGCTTTAATCAAGCCATCAGGAGGTGCCAGCACTGGAGGTTCTTCCGGTCTTAACGTCTAATGCAGCATTTACTTGAACAAGTAAAGAAAGGTGTTGGAACTGCTGTCGATCTTGAGGGTAGATACACAACCCTTGCTGCCACCAGGAACCAGTACCTGGACAGAGGCAGAGAGTACAGCAAATTTACCTTGCCTTATATTCTACCTGATACTGACGGAGTACAGGCAGCAGATGCAAACCAGCATGGGTATCAAGGGATTGGTGCCAGGTCTGTCAACCATCTTGCGAACAAGTTAACCACTACTTTATTCCCTGTACAACGCAGTTTCTTTAAACTTGAATTTGAATCAGAAGCAAAGGCAGCGTTGCAAGCTGCTGGATATGAACCAACCTCTTTGTCTGAACTGTTGGTAGAAGCAGAGAACAGAGTAGAGAGTTTACAGAGTAAGATTGCCGCCAGAGTAGCATATGTTGATGCCTTTAAGAGCTTGCTTATATCTGGTAACATCCTTATGTATGTGCCGGAGGATGAAAAGCTGCAAGCCATTAAGCTCAATAGATACTGCGTCCGACGCAATACCTCTGGAAGTTTAATTGAACTTTGCATTGAAGAAAAGAAACACTTCTCAGCAATGTCCGAAGAAGTCCAAGACATTCTCAGGAAGCTTAAAGGTCCAGGTGTTTGTAGTAAGGTCGAAGAAGTTACGCTTTATACCTGGGTATGTAGGACTGCTAAGGGTAAGTTCGGAGTTACCCAATCTTGCATTGGAGTGCAAATCAAGCCATTCCAAGAGATTGATGAAGCTGACTTACCCTGGATACCCCTTATGTGGAACCACACGAATGGTGAAGATTACGGTCGTGGATTAGTTGAAGATCATGCCGGTGACTTCTATGTCATTGAGTTCTTATCCGAAGCACTTGCGAAAGGTATGGCTTTAATGGCTGATATCAAATACTTCCTAAGACCGGGCAGCAACATCGACATTGATGAAGTTGTTAGCTCTCCCATCGGTGAGTGGATTCATGGTAACATAGAAGATATTGGGGTGCTACAGCTTGAGAAGTATGCAGACTTCACGCCGATTAACGAAGTCTTGAACAAGTATGAACGACGGGTTGGTCAAGCATTCCTGCTTAACTCCGCTGTCCGTCGTGATGCTGAACGTGTAACTACGGTTGAGCTACGGATAGATGCCCAGGAGCTTGAGACTTCCCTGGGTGGTGTCTACTCCCTCTTAGCTCAGACTATGCAAGCTCCACTGGCTTATCGTTACTTGAAGGAAGTTGGGTTCCCATTACCGAAAGAAGATGTTATTCCTCAGATTGTAACAGGGTTAGCTGCTCTCGGTCGGATCGGTGATCTGGATAAGATTAAACAGTTCACGGAACTTATGCAACTTCCTCAGACATGGCCCGAGCCTGTCCAGCGTAGGACTAAATGGGATGTTTATGCCCGTGAGGTAGCTGCTGGACTTAGTATGAAGATGCCTTGGATGATGTCAGAAGATGAATGGCAAGAGAAGGTCAAAGCCGAGCAGCAAGCACAGCAGCAACAAGCAATGATGCAAGCTGGAACTGAGATGGTTGGAAAGGCTGGACCTGAAGTCATTAAACAAGTTATGCAAGGACAAGGATGAAGACAACAACAACTAAAGCTTATGGTCATAGCCTCCTACTTGGCGGTTGTGGCTATAAGCCTACTTTAACGGAGGTTATATGGACGAACCAGTTAACGACAATACAATTGATGAAAACCCTTCGGCTACCGGAACCCCTACTGATACCCAGGTCACTGAACCTGTAGTTGATCCGGCTCAGAATACCCCGCAGGACGACGCTCCTGTCGATTCTAAGGACACTGACACCCCGACTGATACGAATACCTTCACTGAGGATATAAAGCTCTCAGGATTGAAATTTGACGGTCAGGATGTGACGGTTGACATACCGGTTGATCTGGCAAACGCTGCCGCTGAAAAAGGAATTGATGCCGAAGCGGTGACTAAAGAACTGTATTCCGAAAACGGACTCTCTCAGGAGACCAGGGATGCCCTTAATGCGGCGTTCGGGAAGTGGCAGGTAGACGCATACCTGAAAGGGCTGGACGCTCTTAATCGGGATACTATGACCCGTCATAAGACCGATGCAGAAAACGCAACCAAAGCCCAAGAACAAGCCTGGAACGATACCATAGAGATCATGGGAGGTGAGGACAGATGGGCCGATATGGATGCCTGGGCTGTTCAGAACCTGTCACCGGAAGACATGGACGAGTTCAATGCAGTCATGAAGGACGGTACTTTGAAGATGCAGAAACTCATGATTCGTGACTTATGGAGTCAGTTTGAAGCAGCCGGGAAGCCCAATGCTCCTGCATCTCTTGATCTTGAACAAGGAGAGAACATCCCTGCCGGAGACACCAAAGGTGCCATAACCCAGGCTGAATACTTTGAAGCATTCAAAAATGGTGAGTACCGGAAAGATCCTGGTGCTTGGGATTCCCGACGTAAGGCCGGGATGTTAAAGGGAATTTAATTAGGGACCAGTTAAGAAGAAGGAGAGAAAAGAAATTAATAGAGAGTTTAGTAGTTATAGTAATTAATAGCTCTCTACTTCCTACTTCTACTCTGTAGGAAGTGAACTAACTATCACTTAGGGCAACAAGTAGCCCTTCCCAATATAACGTATATACAAAGGAGATTACATGTCTGGATCTACGACTAACACACTTGTAAATCCTGCTGTGGGCGCTGATGTTGATTCTCTACTTATTGAGAAATTCAACGGAGTTGTTCATGAGCAGTATCTGAAAGGCGAAAACCTTCTCGGCGGCTTCACTGTCCAGGACGTTGTCGGCACCAACATTGTGTCCGATAAGTACATGGGCGAGACAAAACTTCAAACCCTTACTCCTGGACAGGAACCAGAGGCAACCAATGACACAGAATTCAATAAGAATGCACTGGTAGTTGATACCATTGTTCTGGGTCGGAATACTGTACACACCCTGCACGACATTCAGAATGACTTTGATGTCATGACCAAACTTGCCACAAACCAAATGGGTAAACTCAAGACCCTTGAGGATCAGATGGTTGTTCAGCAGTTGCTTGCTGCCGGGGCAACTGGCGGTGCTTATAATCCCTATGCCAATACCATTACGGGTGGTACATCCCGTGTAACTGGTCATGGCGTTGCTATCAATGTGGAATTGAATGACGACCTGTCTCAGTCCCAAGACCCATATCAGTTGGTATCTGCCATTGAGATCGGTATCATGGGGCTTGTTACTCAGCGTTGCCCGATGGCTGGTATGAAGGTACTGGTTCCCATTGCTGAGTTCGGCTTGCTGGTTGACTATGGTTTCATTGCTCAGTCCGATGGTGGACAGAATGAAGCAACTGGAACTTCCTTCAACTCCAATAACCTGATGGGTCGCCTGAAAGGTTGGAACATCCCTGTAATGGGTTCTGTTGAGTTCACTCAGATGAAGATCAACCCACATGATGGTGAGACCAATCACTTGCTTTCCAATGCCAACAACGGAAACCGTTACAATGTAACCACTGATATGCAAGCTGCTCATGCAGTCATCTATAACTCTGATGCCCTGCTCTGCGGTCGTACTATTACCTTGCAGTCTGACATCTTCTTTGATAAGAAGACCAAAGGTTACTTCATTGACTCTTGGCTGGCCGAAGGTGCCACCACTGGCCGATATGATAACTGTGCCATCGTCGGCTCAACTGCTGATGCAGACAACACTGTTGTTCTGACCAAGGCAGAAGGTAAGGCAAAAGCCACTAAGACCTACGCTTAATAGTTTAACCAAGACTGACGCCACAGTCGCTACCACCAGCCCAGCATCTTAATTGGTGCTGGGTTTTTTTTTTAAGTCTAACGTGTTAGACAGAAAGGAGGACTATGTCAGCATTACTTGATGCTATGAATGCTTGTCTTGCTGGTGTTGGGTTAGCTCCTGTCTCTGATGAAGATGACACAGACCTGGATGCTTCCCAAGCCAAGAGGACAATTGAAAGAATATCTAAAGAGATCCAGCAACGTGGCTGGTTCTTCAACAAAGAGTACAATTGGAACTTAGTACCTGACAATAACACTGGTCAAGTAGTTGCACCTGCTAACGCTATGTCCATAGTAACTGATGCGTACTCAAGAAACATACCACTTGCTTTAAGGGGTGGTAAGTTATATGACACTATTAATCACACTTATGATCTTACTGATCTTGCCAATTATGAAGTAGGTGGAGTAATGACAATCCAAGCTTCTTTCATCTTTTATCTTGAGTTCAATAACTTACCGCCGATTGCTCAGACAGCTATCATGTATTCATCCAGACGGCAGTTTGCCCAGGATCTTGAAGTTGATGAAAAGCGTTGGAGGTTTCAGGATGCTGATGAAAAGAATGCAATTGATTTACTCACAAGAGAGGAAATGAGAAACCGGAAGCATAACTACCTCACCGATAATCCTACTGCTGTCTTATTCCAATCCAGAGCAGGTGGGAGAAATAGTACATCCTCTGGACTCTCAGTATTCCCAAGGAGGGATAGCTACTAATGACATATGTAACGAGTAATCAGGGGAGACCGATCCAGGGAGTCTCTCAACAACCTGACAAGAACAGATATCCTGGTCAGTGTACTCAATCTGATAACTTTCGACCTGATGTAGTTCGTGGTCTGATTACCAGACAGGGAACCATGATGACAGGTATGCTTGAGTATGCAAGCCAGAATCCATTAAGCAAATGGCACTACTATAAAAGGAATGATGAAGAATACTTTATTGAGATTCAACCAAATGGTACTTTGCAAGCTTGGTCTCCCGATGGTACGGTTCATACAATTACAGTTGAAGATAGTTCCGGAGGCTATCTGGCTTGTACTGACCCTTCAAGTTCTATCGAGACGCTTACCGTTGGTGATTACACCTTTATTATTAATAAAGATACAACTGTTGTAGAGAGTACAGATACAGCAGATGCTCTGGATAATACAGCAATTGTTTATGTTCAATATAAAGACTATGGACAGACAACAAGTATCTTTATTAATGATGCAGAAGTAGCTTGGCATACGTCACCAGTAGGGGCAGACCCAGAAAACATTTATGCAGTACAACCAGAATTAGTTGCTGCAAAACTGTATGATGCTTTGAATGGAGGCTCGAATACAGGGCTTGCACAAGCAGGTAAATGGGGTGGTACTGATATCTCTGCAACTTATGATCTTACTTTAGCAAGTAACTGCATTTATATATCAAAGGCGGATGGTACTGATTTTGATATCTATGTAACTGATGATGTAGACAATGCGAATGCCGTAGCTATCTATAAAGAAATAGAACAAGTGTCTTTGTTACCAAACAGGGCACCTGAAGGCTTCAAAGTCAAAGTTAATCCGCCGGGTGGAGAAACAACTGAGAATGCTTCTTACTGGTTACAGGCTACTTCGATAGATGGCTCAAGCGGTAATACCTTGCAATGGGAAGAAACAATAGAACCAGGTGTGGTACTTGGATATGACTTAACCACTATGCCTCATGTCCTGGTAAGAGAGTCAGTAGCAGGTGGAGTGGCAAGCTTTACTTTGAGAGAGGGTGAATGGGAAGATAGAGAGGTCGGTAATGATGATACAAACCCATTACCAACTTTTGTAAATGAAGAGATTAAGGCAATGGGATTAATGCAAAATAGATTGTACCTTACAGCCAGTGAGTCTGTGATTATGTCCAGATCTGGTCACTTCTTTAACTTTTTCCGAGCTACTTCTCAAGCTGCTCTTGATACAGATCCTATTGATATCTATGCAGATAGTGAACAGATTAACTACTTAGAAGCTTCAATGGCTTTTGATGGTGATGTTGTTTTCTTCTCTAAGTCTGCTCAGTTTATTTTACCAGGAGATAAAACCTTGACTGCTGCTAATGCGGTTCTTAGGAAGACTACAAACTTTGAAACCAATTTAGATACTAAGCCAGTAGCTTCTGGTGATAGTATTCTATTCGCCATTAATTATGGGCGGTATACAGGGATCAGAGAATATTTTACTGACTCAGTAACCGATACTAAAATGGCAAGGCCCATCACAGATCATGTGAAGGAGTACATTGCCGGAAGCCCTCAGATTATGGTAGCCAGTACAAACTTAAATATCCTGGCTGTCAAAGCAGAAGATGACCATATCTTGTATTTGTATGATTGGATATGGCAAGGATCAGAGAAACAGCAAAGTGCCTGGGGTCGGATCATCTTTAATGAGGATGATAAAGTTGAGCATCTTGCCTTTGTTGATGATACTCTAAAAATTGTCATCCAAAGAGGCGGAGAGGATACCTACTGTGAGACTATTGATCTTGGAGATGCAGATAGTACCGGACTTGACTTCCCTGTCAGATTGGATAGAAGGTCAGACATAACTTTTACCTGGGATGAAACCGATAAAGTATGGAAAACTGATGATCCACTACCTGACGTTGCGGTGGATGATATTCGTATTGTCAGATCAACAGATTGTTATGAGTCAGAGAAGGGAACCTTGGCTAACATAGAAAGACAGAGTGATGAGCTATGGTGCTATGATGATCTTAGCGAAGAGAACACATGCACTTGCATTGCTGGAGTTTCTTATACATGCACCTACATTCCAACCAACCCGGTTGTGAAGGATCAGAACAACCAGGCAATGAACCTTGACAAGCTAACAGTTGGTGCTTTTTATATCAACTACAACACCACCGGGGATATTACAGCGATAATTACTGATAACTATGGTAGAGAGAGAACAAGCAATTATGGTAACAGAGTATTTGGTGCCGCTGAGAATATTGTGGGATTTGCAACTTTGACGGAAGGCCAACACAGGATTCCAGTCCGTGCTAAATCTGATAAGTACACATTAACAATTGAAACGGATAGTCATATCCCATTAACGATAAGAGATTTCAGTTTCAATGGGAACTTGAATAGGAGAGGACAGAGAATTTAGAAAGGAGGAGTATGGCCGTAACAGCAGTAGTTGCAATCGTCTCGGCAGTTGCCGCACTGGCAAGTGCTGGTATGTCTTACAAGACCTCTAAAGATCAAGAAAAAGCACAGAAGCATTATAATGAGTACCTTGAGAAACAGGCTATTCAGCAGTATGCCGAACTTGATAAACAGGAAGCTGATGTAATAGAGACCAGTTACAAAGAAAGTATGCAAGCTCAGAGGGAGTACATGAAAGCCAGGAGTACAGTAGAACTGCAAGCTGCTGCTACTGGAACATATGGACAATCTATTGATCTTGCTATCCAAGACTTAGGTACTGGACTTGGACAGAGAATGGCAGATATCACAAACAGGAGGGAGATGCAATTAGATAACATAGACATCGAAGCTAAGAACATAAAAGCAGGTGCCGAAGGTGGATCTGATTATAGCATTAATCAACCTGCATGGTATCAAGGTTTAAGCACTGGACTTAGTACATTCCAGAGAACTTATGGAGTTGCGTCCGGCGTAGGAAATGCTTATACTGAATCAAGAACCGCATCAACAGGATCATAGGAGGTTGAATGGCTGAAAAGAAACTTGAAAGGGAAGCAGTACAGAACCCGTTTGATATGGGTCCGAACACTCGTTTCCAGCAACCTGCAAGACAGATGAAGCAGCAGATCAATAAACCGAGGTCGGCTTTCCAGAAAAGCAACCAAGGGTTACAGATAGTGGATTCCCTTCTTAGCTTTGCAGAAGCGGCAGGTGGGGTATATACCACACAAATGAGTAAGAAGATATCTGAGGATAAGATAGTTCAGACAGCCCTGGCTTCTGCCGGTGCTGGTCCCTCTGATGACGCCACCGTTGCCGGGTACCGTGCCCATGCAGCAGTTATCATGCAAGACAAAGTGATGCAACACCAACTTGAACTGAACGAACTTGCCAAGCAGGATCTGACAGATGAAGAATGGGATAACGAGATCCGTAAACGGTACAGAGAAACGGATGAATATATCCAGAGTAACTACACCACCTACGATAAGGATAAAGAGATGCAGAAGCTACTCCCGTTATCCTTCCGTGAGATGATGCCGCAATTGAATGCGACAAGACAAAGTGAACAGATCAAGCTTATGGTTGAGAAGGGAAAGGACTCTATAACTGATTACCTAATCCAGCAAGCAAAGCTTATGCAGGATAACGGAGTTGCTCTTCCTCCCGACCAACTGGCTAACACCTTTGACTTTAAGTTGAAGGCACTAAAGCTTACCTCCAAGGAAAAGGATGATGTTATTGAGAATGCAATCCTGACCTCTAAGTCACCTGCTTTGCTGGAAGCTGCCAAGGTTTGGAAAGGTGACAGGAAGGCCAGCTTATTTGACAGATCAGCAAGATTGCAGACACTTGAGAAGAAGCTAACCAATGAAGCTTTAAGCACCGAGGCTGTGGCACTGACCACAAAGCTCATGGCAATTAAGCAGGGTATCATAGGTGGAGAGATAACCATTACTGACGGTATGGCAATGTTAGATAAGATGAACAAGGCTACCAATGGAGAGGCTGCATCCCGTGGCTTTATCAGTGGTATCTGGACTGATTACTACAAAGCCAGATCAGCAGAGGCAGAACTGACCAATACCAAAAGAATACTCTCTGACCCTAACAGTGTTGACACTGGCACCTTAAAAGAGAAGACCAAGAAGGCTGCATACCGTAGCATTTACGAAGATGAAATGGATAGGGCCGCCGATGCTGTAAAGGATCTTCCCGAGGTTCAGAAGCAGCAGCAGATGACCGTATTGAAGAAACAAGCCCAGGCCAGGGTAGCTGATATGGCAGTCAGGAACAATGATACCGTGGTTCCATTCGTTAATATCCTTCATAACCTTGCAACTTCTAATGTTGCTTTCAGGGCTGAGAAGGACGAGAATGGACAGCCAACTTTCGGGAATACTGAGAAAGAAGGCATCGGTCTTATTGAAGCTATGTCACCTATTGCATTGGTTCAGCACCTTGAAGAACTCGGAGGCCGTGGAAAGGAAGCAAGAGTTATCCGAGATTTCATGGCATACCGTGACCGTGGATTAACTGAACCACAGGCACTTGCCCAGGCCCAGGCTAACTACAGGAACCTTCCAGTAGCCAACGCCAAGCAGATCAATGCAGGTGTAGCAGAGGTTAGGGATAACCTTGAGTTCCTGTGGCATCCAGACTTTGAGGATAAGCAGGTACCCTATCTGGAAGAACAGATAAGAAATCAAATTGCTCTGTCTTCTGAACCAGATTCAGAGAGTAACATTGATCTGGTAACTGAATACTTCAAGAAAGGATGGACACAGGTTGGAAACTTGTGGATTAAAGGAAGCCAGAGATACCTTGCACAACAGTTAGGTGTTGATGGTTCCTTGAAGGGCAGGGCAGCAGGAGGTAACGGATGGATTAAGGATGCCTTCGATGCCTACCAGTGGGGAACCAAAGAAGATTGG